TCGAGCAATCATCTTATAAAGTTTAAAATCAGGATAACGTTCCTCGCCATTCGCTTTATACAAAATATTCCTATTCTGGTCATCGGTAACCCATTCTACTATTAACTTAGCCAAAGGCTCTTTTTTACATATCGCCGCAACACTACTCATATCATCGATAAAATAATCAAAAATAGAACATCCTAGACGAGATAAATCAAAACTGAAATTCGGTTCTAAACGTGGCTTCTTATCATTAAAATAGGGTTCGCAATTATATTGCGTAGCGGCGTCACCTGTCATGTTGAAGCTGTCGCTACATATAACTTTTGACTTATATTTATAAATAGCGCGACCGAAGTCGATAATCTTAAAAACGCGATTATATGTAGGTACGCGGTAGTACTTGCTATTAAAACGATAATATAGGTATTCTTTTTCAGTATATATGAACATTACGTTATTTGTATGTAGGTCATTATGAGTAAATCCAAATAACTTTTGATACGCGATAAGTGTCATAATTATTTGCATAAGAGCTGATCTCCATTCATTTTCTGTCATTTCTTTTTCTTGCATCATAAGAGAATCAAGAGTATTGTCGCATTTTTCCAACATTATTGCCGAAACCGGAAAATTTTTAATTGTTGCCCATAATGTTTCATCGTCTTCATATTCATCATCATCATCATCATCCTCGCCATCATCGGGGCCCACACTGTGTTCATCTACCTCTTCGTCGTTATATTCACCTTCACTTTCGCTGCGAGAGTTATGAGAAATATTTTTTGAATTTTTATTTGAATTTTTATTTGACTTCTTTACATCCATTTCCTGATCTATTTCGTCAAGACATATAATATCATCAATTTCACAATCACTTGCTGAACCGCTATGACTATCATTTGTATATGAAGAACGAGAAGAACAAGAGTCAGAAGTAAATGAATCGCAACTGTCACTATCATTATCATTATTAGTACGAGAATCTTTATTTAGTACAACACTATCTACTCCTTCAACTACACCTACATCACTACCCAATACATCGTCTAACAAAATAGATGACAAGTTATCATCACATTCCACAAGAGATGTTTCTACACTATCGGAAGATACGTTAAATATAGAATTTAGATCGGTGCTAATTTTATCAAAGTCTTCATGAACAATAATGTTATCTGACTCCTCTGTATTTTCATTTGTGCTTATTATAATTTTTTCTTTTTTATTCCTTGTATTTTTTTGTTGTCTATGCGCATAATTTGAATGGTTACCATCGTCATCGGTGTGGATACTTTCGTCATCATCTACGCATTCAACTTCTTCAATCTCAAAAAGAATATTTTTATTTTTATTAAAATAAGGATTCTTATCTAAATAGTCTATATCATCAACTGCATTATAGTAGAATTCTTTTTTAATAGCATTGAAAGAACCATAAAAGTTAAGACCATGAATAAAGTCATGACAGTTTAAAACTTGACTCGATAAGTATGAAAAAAATCCATCAACATATGCTGCATTATTTTTATCATTTGCTTTTATATGCCCTTTTTTTTCAAGCTTTGACAGAACAGGTATATTTAAAACTTCTTCATCAGTATTTAAATTTTCATATTTTCCCGACATGTATTTAACAGGGTCTATCAAAGGGGAAAATTTTATAAAAATAGGTTTATGAATAATTGTTAAAGATTCCGGTTTGCTTTTAAAAACATCTACAACTGCTGCTTGTATATTATTTTTATCAACAACGCCCGATAAAGCAGATACATAAAAACGCTGATTTAAGTTTATAGAGTTATAGTTCGTCTCGTTTAAGTTAAAATAGTTTTCATATATGGGAATATAGTTTTTACTGTTTACTATACCAAGTTCAGATTCTTCTAAAGAAGTAAAGAAGTCGCGAGTGTTAAGTTTTCTATAGTTTAACGAAAATGTACTTTCTCCAAAAATAGGCGGTTCATCGCAAATATCCATCGTCGATTACTTAATTATTTAAATACATATTTTTATTATTTTTTAAACTAATAAAATATAATAAAATATAATAAAAGATAGCACTAAAATATATTGAAGATAAATATGCGTTTGTAAAATTTATATTTTTTAATATATAGTATAAATAAGTAAATATATAGATAATAAATGAGCGTAGGTTTAGAGTTAGCAAAATTTGATATGAGGTCAATTAGTTTTAGACCCGATGAAAATAAAGGGCCTGTTATTGTTCTTATTGGACGTCGCGATACCGGTAAAAGTTTTTTAGTAAAAGATTTAATGTATTACCATCAAGACATTCCGATTGGTACAGTTATATCGGGTACTGAAGCAGGAAACGGTTTCTTTGGAGAGCATGTTCCAAAGTTATTTATTCATGATGCATACAATACTGCAATTATAGAAAATATTTTAAAACGACAAAAAGCCGTATTAAAACAAATGAAAAAGGAGATTGAAGCATATAAAAGAAGCACGATTGACCCTCGCACATTTGTGGTATTAGATGACTGTCTTTTTGATAATAAGTGGACAAAAGATGTAATGATGCGTCTACTATTTATGAACGGACGTCACTGGAAGATTATGTTGGTAATTACGATGCAGTATCCTTTGGGTATTCCACCAAATTTGCGAACAAATATTGACTATGTTTTTATTTTGCGTGAGCCATATATTGGAAATCGTAAAAGAATTTATGAAAACTATGCAGGTATGTTTCCAACATTTGAAAGTTTTTGTCAAGTTATGGATCAGTGTACGGAACACTATGAATGTTTGGTAATTAATAATAATGCAAAGTCGAATAAATTACACGACCAGATTTTTTGGTATAAAGCACAAACGCATGGTCCGTTTAAGCTGGGAGCAAAAGAATTCTGGGAAATGTCTAAGGATATTCATTCAGATGATGATGAAGAACAATACGACCCTGCAAATATTAAACGCAAAGGCCAAGGTCCAAAAATTAAAGTGAATAAAAATAAATGGTAGTGTTTTTTAAAATGCTGAAAATAATGAACTAATAATATTTTTTGAAACTTTACCATATATTTTTTGAATGTTACCTTTATCTTTATCGTTTTCATTTTCTTTTAATATTTCAATAGTGTTGATAACAATAGAATAAGGGAAGCATGGTATATTAAGATGATTTGACAAGAGTATACTTATATAAATACTTTCTGGTCCAAATATAAATTTTTTATTATTATTACTTACTATAGTTTCTTCATTTATTTCATTGCTCGTATTATTACTACGTCCTTGTTTTAATATATTAGTAAGCACATTTTTTATATCATAGTTTTTTATTGTTACAGTATCTTCAATTAAGTAGTTTGTTTTTTTATAAACTAGTTTGCACTCGGCTTCTGTTGGAAAGTAGTTGTCATATTTATAATTTTTATAATCATCGTCTATAATGGTTGACTTGATCTGTATAGTACTTTTATTTTTTAAATAGTTACTATACGTAATTGACAAATCTATAATACATGATGGATTTAACTCATTAATAATTTCTGTCATCTTATGTAGTAATTTTTTTTTATTTTTATAATTAAAGAAGGTGTTGTTCGTTAAAAAATAATAGTTATCATCATATATGTAAATAGTTCCATCTAAAAATTTTATTTTTTTAGTGTATAATTTTATTTTTGCAAATAAGTTTACAATATAGTACTCAATGTATACATTATTTACTATCACAAAAGCATTTTTAATATTTATAAACATTTCATTAAACTGTTTAAAGAATGGTGTTTCATCTTTTATCAAGTCTAGTATCCACATGTTCTCCGATATTTTTGCTGGCTTGTGAGTAAAAATGCTATTTATCCAGTAGTAATCTTTTCCATTTACTCTTGAAGGTGACATAGTCGTAATACTATCATTTCCGATAATATCTAATGAGTATTTTACATTATTGATACTTATTTGAACGTAAGTTTTTATAGGTTTTCCTGTATCATTTTCAAAATAGTAATGGTACCCATTGGGTGTTTTTTCTGAAACAGTATCTTTTGGTATTTTTTCCATTATAACATCAGGATTTCCAATATTATAATTTTTGTAGTCAATATCAATAACGACGTAATTATCCGACATAAGTCCTATTGCATTTTTATTTTTAAATTCACCTTTTATTTTTTTCAATACTTTCTTTGAGTTTGGTATATACTTTTTTCCTAACTCTTTTGAATATATTATATTGTAATTCTTAACATCTAGTCCCATATCTTTTAGTTTATTAAAATCTGTTTTTAGTCTATACACGTATAATGCATTAGATAAGGCTCTATATAGTAAATATGCACATATGATAAAGGCTGCTAAAATAAATAATAAGCAAACTAAACGAATAAATACATTATCGGAGTTAAATGATTTAAAATAGTTACTTACTACATATTGTTTTACCTTTTTATTCATACCAATTAAAAGTAAAATATTATATATTAGTGACATATAATATTTAACGTATAATATTTAAGATGTAATATTTAATAATTTATTTAGATTTTAATATTTTTACCTGTTTTTATATTTTAATTTTCAAAATGCGTCAACTTTGATAACCCATGGTCTGTCTTCTTATCAAGAACAACATTCTCAGCCTCAAACATGCTCCTCTTAATATCATCGACAGTTGCATCCTCGTCCAAACCATCAAAGTTTGAAACATTTGAAATACCAACAAGCTCACCATCCTCGTTAATCGTCTGTGTAAGTTTATTACCAGATTCTTCGGCTTTCTTCATATTCTCTTCAATGGCCTTTTGTCTAGTTTCACGCACACGTTTCTCAAACTCTTGTTTAGCGATATCTTCATTCTTCTTTTTATCAGACATAAGTTGATTGAGCGTTTCCTCCATATATTCAACGCGTCCTGTCTTATATGCCTCTGGGTGAAAAGGAACCCACATACCAACTTGTCCTACATAAATATCATGGTTAGGGTCGACCTCGCGCAACAACTTACAACGAAGTTCGGCTTCGCCTTGTGTAGCAAAAACGCCGCGTACTTTGATACCTCGCGTAGACGTTTGAAACTCATGTTTCTCGCCAAATTTTTGCTCAAGTTCATCCTCATTATTATCCAAAAATGTTTTATAGTCATCACTAACTAGTGTTGCTGATGTTGCGCGAATAGTCTCACCTTCTTCCTTGGTGAACTCCTGAAAATCGGCCATAAGTTTATCAAATGAGAGAGAATACTTGAATGAAAGAAAATTAAGAAACTGTGTAAATTTTTCCATCGACTTTTTATAATCCCATTGCTTAACGAACTGCTCAAATAAAAATTGCTCTTTCTGTTTAATAATGTGTTCTGGTGATACAAATGAAAGACATACAAATTTTTGCCCGGCAATCAGTTTATCTTCCTCCAAAAGATCGACGTATTTGGGATTTTCCTTTCCATCGGGTAAATATTTAGGAGTAACTCCCTTTGGTAAACTATCATGTTGAGACATTATAATATATATTTAATAATAATTTTAAGTTAGTTTAACCATTTATTAATTTTTATATTACGTTTTAATATTATTTTAATATTTTTAATAATATGAAAAATAAATAATACATATTTAAGAGTATGTTTAAAAATATATAAGTTATAAAATATCTAAATATATCGAAAATTATATAATATTTTTTTCTACATTATATTTATAATGTACGGAACACTTGATTTTAGTGAGCTTTTTAAGCGCTTTATTAAGTATATTATCGAAGGTTTATGCGTCGCGATAGTTGCTTACTCTATACCATCTCGCTCTCTTAAACTGGATGAAATTGCGTTGATTTCCCTTGTAGCCGCCTCTACCTTTGCTATCCTTGATGTTTATGTACCCACTTTAGCTGTTTCTGCTAGAACTGGTGCTGGCTTCGGTATTGGTGCTAACCTTGTTGGTTTCCCCACCCCTCTTAAACTTTAAGGTAAGAAATAAAATTATCTAAAATATCTTACTTACTGTGATTTGAATAATAATATTTATAAATAAATTATATGTTATATTTATATAACATATAGTTATGAAAATAAATAAAATATTTTTTAATTTAAACTTTATTCATCGTGTATTTTTATTTCTTCTTTTATTATGTTTATTTATTAGTTTTTATATAATGGTTACCGCAATATTTACGAAAGATAATACACATAATCATATATTTTCAGCTTGGCAGTTTCCCATGTTACTTGCAATTTTTATTGATATTATTTACCATAGTGTAAATTAAAAAATACGTTTGATAATATTACTGTGTCGGAATAAAAACCCAGTTTAATTCCTCGCAAATTTTCTTCCATATATCATCTTGTTCAATTCGTTTTTCTTTATCTTTCAACATAGGAAAATAAGAAAGAAATTCATTCTTCTCAAGAAGTTCACATAGTTTATAAACAGTATAATAATAATTCAAAAAATTCACACGATCATCGGGACAAAACTTAGCATAAGGTCCTTGTATCTCCATAAAAAGATTACACAAAGTCTCTTCTAATTCTGGCGTCATAATTGGAGGTTTAATACCTAGCTTATCTTTAATAAATGGAATATGTTCGTAGTACTTATTATAACCTAATTTTTTGAGAACTTCTTTTGCTTTCGAG